AATATTAATTAGTAAACAATGTATACGTATATATATACATATATAAATATAAAAAGGTTTGCCTGGTATCAGGTTATTTTGTATATTGTGGTATATCGGATTGTATATCAGGTTATTTTTCTGAATCTGAGTATGGTAGGTATAATAACGGTATAACCATTTTGGGCCAGATGCCACCCTGCCTCTGAGTATCTGTTCGGATAGGAGGTATCGCAAATGAGCTAGAATATTCATATGACACACAGAAGACATGATTCGGAGCCTGACGTGATCAGGCGACTCAATGACCTCATGCCAAACACGGCTCGCCAGCTGACGGAGGATGAGCAGAGAACCGATGAGCAGAGACTACTGGAGTCACTAGGACTGTGACTGTGGGTGGTGGTGAACCATGTGTACTCGTGGCTGTACGTCCTTCTGAGGATGATCTGACGGTCTCCTGTGGTGAAGAGAGACAGCGTCATCAGGATGTCTGTGAACGGACGTAGGAAGGACGATTATGGAGTGTTTGGCAGTAGGTATGGCATACAGCTCTCATTGGAGGTGATCACATGAGCAGAGGAGCCGAGGCTATGGCACTCGGACGCAGAGTACAGGACACTCTGCACTCTGACGTGTCCGAGCTCGGTGATCGTGATGACGAGTGGATGACCGATGGCATGCCAGATGAGCGGGAGCTGCTGTTCTGGCAGGAGGCGAGAGCAGAGGCCACTCGTGATGGGCTGAGTGCTGCTGAGATGAGGTATGTCATCCTTCGTGCCAGTGGCATGGACAGGGCACAGGCAATCGAGTGTGCACTGTGGAGGCACCCTGACATCATGGATGCCCTTGCCGACGATCCGGTGTTCATGCGGCGAGAGCTCAGACGACGTGCAGAGACTTTGGAGAGAAGGCCTCCATGCCTACGTGCTCTGAGGTGGTGTCGGATGAGAGGTGTAGAGCTGGGAGGAGTACAGTCTGGGCGATTCAGCTGGACTGGTGATCTCGCAGATGAGGCTCTACAGCTGATCATAGACGAGATGAGACTACGTATAGAGTCTGGACGAGCACAGGGCAGGGAGGTACCCAGCTCCCTTGCCAACAGCATGATCGCAGCTGTGCGAGAGCGCAACCGTATTCATCAGGTCGGAGAACAGAACACAGCGTCTGATAGGGTGATGATCAGTGGGGAGGAGGCTCTGCAGTGACGAGGATCTATCTTCCTGACGTGGTCGGAGGGGGATACGGAGAGTTCTGGCGATCACATCGACGGTATCTCGTGGTCAAGGGGAGTCGCGGCAGTAAGAAGTCCACCACCGCTGCCCTCAAGATGATCTACAGGATCATGCAGCAGCCTAAGACCAACGGACTCGTGGTCAGACGATACTATGCTGGGCTACGAGACAGCTGCTTCGCCCAGCTCCGATGGGCAATCGACAGACTGGGAGTCAGAGCCTACTGGCATGCCACCATGGCTCCGCTACAGCTGACCTATCTGCCGACTGGGCAGGTCATCCTGTTTCGCGGGATGGATGACCCACAGTCACTGACCTCCATCACCGTGCCAGAGGGATACCTCAATCTGTGCTGGATAGAGGAGTGCTACCAGATCGATGATGAGCATGCATTCGATAAGCTGGACATGAGCATACGTGGTGAGCGAGACTCTGGCTACTACAACCAGCTGATGCTGACATTCAATCCGTGGAACGAGAATCACTGGCTCAAGGCGAGGTTCTTTGACAGACCTGACGACGATGTTCTCGCCATGACCACCACGTACCAGTGCAATGAGTGGCTCAATCCTGCTGATCGCGCTCTGTTTGACAAGATGCGCACCAGATGGCCACGCCGCTATGCCGTCGAGGGTCTGGGAGAGTGGGGAGTCAGCGAGGGTCTCATCTACACTGACTGGGAGACCATGCGATTCGATGTGCCATCGCTTCTGCGTCAGCGAGACCAGCGAGGAGACCCACAGGTCAGAGCCTACTATGGTATGGACTTTGGCTTCGCGCAGGATCCTACGGCAGGTGTTGAGCTGCTCGTGGATCAGGAGCATCAGCGTATCTACGTCAGTGATGAGATATATGGCACTGGCATGACCAATGAGGATATATACAGGGCACTCGTCGACCATGGGTGGGTATCGCGCAGAATCGTAGCTGACTCAGCTGAGCCTCGCACCATCAATGAGCTCAGACGACTTGGCGCAGAGCGGATGGTCGGGGCACAGAAGGGGCCAGACTCAATCAGAGCTGGGATCCAGAGACTACAGGACTGGCACATCGTGGTTCACGTGGACTGTGAGAATGTGATACGTGAGCTCAGCAACTATCAGTGGAAGACAGAGAGAGCAACTGGTAGGCAGCTTCCGAGGCCACTGGAGAACGGGAATGACCACGCCATGGATGCCATGCGCTATGCCACTGAGGGTCTGAGTGGTGACAGCTTCTCATTCGAGGACAGTAGAGGAGTAGCAGCGTGGGCACTGTAGAACATGGAGCCATCAGGGAGAGCAGGAGGGCTGCATCGAGAGCTAGAATTGTATCATCAGACGAGGCCAATAGGAGTACAATATGAACGCAGGACTCATCAATCTTGGCATGCTGCTCAACACACAGCTCACATCAGGAGCATTCACGCAGCCACAGAACATGCAGGACAGCATGTCTGGTGCACTGGCACAGCAGCCGAACGTGGACTTCGTGGCGTGGTGTGTGGAGCAGTGGAGACAGGATCCGCAGCTCGCTGCCATGCAGACTGGGCAGCGCTATTACGAGGCTGACAATGACGTCCATCGTCGTAAGCGATATGTCTATGGTGACTCCACGGAGGACGCTCCGGCATGGATGACCAACAACACGCTGAGTCATGGCTTCATTCGTAAGCTGGTGCGGCAGAAGATTGGCTACTTCCTTGGTCGTCCCGTCACTGCCACGGTAGCAGATGACGAGGCTCTGCAGGATGCTATCCAGGACTATATGGACGAGGACTTTCAGCGTACTCTGACCGCAGCCTGCACCAACTCCATCGTTCAGGGCATCAGCTGGCTTCAGGTCTACTATGATGACGATGGTAGGATGTGCGTCAAACGTATTCCTGGCAGTGAGGTGATTCCGTTCTGGGCTGACAGTGAGCACACTGAGCTCACTGCCGCCATTCGTGTGTATGAGACGGCAAGATGGACTGAGGGGAGTGTCATCCGCATCGAGCATGCATCCTTCTACACCAGGGCAGGAGTATGGAACTACATCCGTGAGGATGAGGATGGTGGGTGGCATCCTGACGAGGAGAGGCCATTGGAGTTCTCCTATTCGATCACTGATTCCACTGGTGCCGAGGAGCAGTATGTCTGGAATCGAATTCCGCTGATCCCTGTCAAGTACTCTCCTGAGGAGCAGCCACTCATCAGCCTCATTAAGGATCTGGTGGATGAGTATGATCGTCGTACCTCCGACATTGCTAACACGCTTGAGGATGAGCCTGATCGTATCAAGATCGTGCGTAACTATGATGGCACTGATCGCAGGGAGTTCGTCCGTAATCTGCGGGAGTATCGTACTGCATTCGTGCGGGACAATGGCGACATCACCACCCTGGACACGTCCATCAGCACTGATGCGGCCAATGCACATCTGGACAGACTACGTAAGGATATCTATGAGTTTGGTTCTGGTGTTGACACACAGAATACACAGCTCGGTGACGCCAGTGGCGTGGCACTGAGATTCGTGTATTCAGATCTTGACATGGACTGCGCTATCTTTGAGAGTGAGGTGAGCTGGGCACTCGATCAGCTGCTCTGGTTCTGGGAGCAGGACATGCTGATTAGGGGTCAGGGTGACCACACGGGTGTCAAGGCTGACTGGCAGTTCAGTACCTCTATGATCATCAATGAGACGGAGCGCATTGGCAACATCAAGAACAGCGTTGGAATCCTCAGTGACAAGACGCTCATCAGTCGTCATCCGTTCGTGGATGATCCAGACGCTGAGCTGGATCAGATAGAGGCGGAGGATGAGGCTAAGTCTCGCAGCATCAATGAGCTGTATTCCTTCGCCGGTGGGGATGGTAGTGTCACGATCACGCAGAATCAGGGTGATGACACAGTGCAGCAGACCCTGAGTGGCACCAGTGAGGCTGGG